CCAGGGTCTTTCATGTCATAGAAAATAGACTTGGATTGCAATGTCATTTGATAAACATCACCATCTAAATCAGACGCCAAAGCTACTGCAATACGGCGGTTCTTACGACATGCTTTGGTATTACCCTGACCTGACCCATTAATATCTTGTGGGCAGTTAGCACATGCTGATGATTGTGGTGATTTGATAGATGCATCAGGCTTCTCACCATCATTAGACCAGCAATCAGGTGGTGCAGCATCGGCTTTTGGATCCCATGCTTTAGCATAAAAAGTCCTTGAGATATGCTTAGAAGCGTTAACAATAACAACTTCTAACTTGCCGGTGTTGGTCTTGGATACTTCTGTACCATCCACTTTAAGCACAAACTTGTTATTGCCAAGCGCAATGCGTTTAACTTGTGAACCACCGCCACCTGATAGGGCTTTGGTTACATCATCAAGTTCGACTTCTTTAAGATAGTCGGGTAGTTGGTTATTAAATAAGGCGACGTTACTCATTTGCTTCTCCTAACAGTAATAGCGTATGTGCGATCCACATTTAAACCGGCGGGATGCAAGTCCGGATTCTCTTCCAAAAACTGCTTCATATTGGTTTGATGAATTCTTTTCTCAAGCAGATCAGGAGCTTCATGCTCATGCAAAAACTTATAGAAGTTCTCCCAATCGTTTGTCCAAAATCTGCTCTTAACCGACCGCATAGCAAGACCATGCTTAGTCTTAATGCTATCGGCATTGGTTGCTTTGCAAACTTCTAGTATTTCTTGTTCTATTAGAGATAGCTGTTCATTGAGATCAGCTTCTTTCTCTTCTAGTTCACGACGTAATTGGTCACGGGCGTCACGTATTTTAATATAGACTTTGACCAGTTTGTCCATATCGGCGACGGGTTGTACTACCGCTTCGGCATCGTTCATTTTATTTTCCTTGTTAAATATTGGGTCTATGCCCATTAATTAATACTACACCTACTACTTTACTATGTCAACTCTTTATTATCAACTTCTTGTCGGTACAAATCAATTATTTTTGTATGTACATCAAGTTTATTTTGCAACATATGATACAACTTAGTCTCTACGGGACTACCCTTAATGTGCACGATAGTCATCTTATTCTTTTGTCCCTGCCTATCAATACGTGCATTTGCCTGTAAGTATGTCTCTATAGATGTTACTGGTGCATACCAAATGATAGTATCTGCAGCAGTTAGTGTGACTCCGTGTGCAGCAGCCTGTGGTTGTATAAGAAGTACTTTAGGGTCAACTTGCTCTTGAAACCTTTTAAATATCTCGGTTCGCTTACTTACTGGAACCTGCCCATTGATAACCTCGCAGGTAATACCCGCCCCTCTCAAATGTGTCTTGAGTAGTTCTATTGTATGCGTGAATGGAATAAAGACAAGAACCTTGTGGCTGGCTTCTTCAATTACTTCTTCAATAACACGTAGCCGATTACTAACGTCGAATTCAACAACAGCACCAGTATCAGAATAAACGGCACCCCCTGATATTTGTAGGAGCTTATTAATCTTAACCGCTGCATTGACGGCACTAACTTCTTCGCCATCCGCTGCCATAAGGTATTCGTCTCTGAGCGTTTTATAGTATTTCGTCTGTTGCGCAGTAAGGGGGGCGTCCCGAAAAACATGTGTAACCTCCGGTAGGTCTAGGCAATCTTCTTTCTTAAATCGGATTGCGGGTTGTAGTGCATCAAATACAGTTGTGCTTGCGTCAGGTTTTGGCAGCCATTTAAACTTGGTAATCTGCACCATAGTCTGGTCACGGAAAGCACTAAAGAATCTAGGCACATTGTCAGGTACAAGCATCTTTGCTAGACCAAATGCATCAGTAGGAGTCTGTGCTGCTGGTGTACCAGTCATCATCCATATCCATGTGCGTGGGGTTATGATGTGATTAAGCGTCTTCCAGCGTTTAGTAGTAATAGTCTTGTAAGCATTTGCTTCGTCAATAATTACCAAATCAAAGTTTTGTTTTGCAATGGTGTCGGCTACGATGTCTACGCCGTCGTAGTTGATAATTACAAACTGAGCGTCACTTTCAATAACTGCTTTTCTTTTATCTCTGTCGCCATAGGCAACACCGACTTTGCGGTGCATTGCAAACTTAAATAGATCAGCCTGCCACGCAGATTGCATAATAGACAGGGGGCAAATAATTAATACTTTATAGATTTTCTTTTGTTCCATTAAGTAGTCTGCAGCCCATATAGCCGAGGCTGTTTTGCCTGTGCCCTGCTCATTAAAACAAAATGCACGTTTGTTAAGGGTTAAAAAGTTAGCCGTTTCTTTCTGATGATCCATGGGTTTATAAAGCCCAGGCCACTTGTAATCTCTTTGGATGGGGGAGGGTACGTTTTTAATCTTAAGCTTTGATAGGGCTTGTGCTTCATCTAAACCCCACCGAACAGCAACCTTATGTAGGTCACCGTTGGTTTCAATAACTTCGCTTTTAGGGATGCATTCGGTTACAAGATTAGGGCGTCTTGTAGTAATTACTATTGCTTTGTTATTTACGATTTCCATGTTTAGTTTTTACTGAGTGATCTGAGTTTCTTGGGTACGATCGGTTATTCTCCGCAGTTTTGACCGCAAGATTACTACGTACCGTTTTTCCGCCTTTAGATAAAGGGACTTTGTGGTCAACATCTTTGCCATCGCCTTTGTGGACAAGCCCAGCCTGCTCCATAATTCGACGAGCTTTGTTACGTTGCGCCCGTTTCTTCTTGACCGCCGGCGTACCATCATACTGTTCATATTCCTTTTTGTAAGGGCGGGGTTTGTTCACATATGGCATAACGATCTCCTTCTTTGCGGAAAAAATAGACTGAACCATCAGCTAATACTATGTATTTTATGTCGGTTTGGGGGTCGTCGCCAAGCATATCTTTTAATAGCACTTCTATCTCTAATTTGGACATTTGCTTGTCTTCTATATCCACATTGCCCATAAACGGTATTGGCTCAATCATTTAAGTTCCTTTAGTGTGATGGGTTATCAAGGTCAAAATCGTCTAAATCAAACAAGCTAACTACTTTTATTTCTTTAGGTAAATACATATCCCCTGCTAATCTAGTTTTGTTGTGCACTTCTTTATTGCTTTTGTTGACTATGGCAAAGGCTATATTTGCCACTGGAATATCTTCAGCCAATAAGGTATTTAAGCATTGAGCCATAGACCGACTACTGTTGCACAAATCATCAATTATTATTGCTAACTTATTATTTGGTACTCCTTCAATTACGTTTAGCAAACCATAAGTTTTACGTTCTTTACGTACTACAAAAGAATTAATATCAATACCCATTACGCTAGCTACCATGGGTATTGCTGCAAGCATAGGGGTAGCTGCAGTCTCAAGCCCAGTTAATTGGACATTAAACTTGGGGTCAAGTCGTTCCATGTGGTATATAAACATTTGGCTTACGTTAATTAAAAATTGATGGTTAAACAAACCTCTACGTAAATAAAACATCCATGTGTATCTTGACCCAGGCATTTTTCCGGGCATGTCGGTGTTACGCACAATACATTTAGTATCAATGTAATGATGTACCCACTGCTTTAAAACTTCATATTGTGCGTCGCTGATTCTCATAGATGTTTAGGGTGTCTAGCTAAGTTATTCTGCCCTAACTGTTGTATCTTGTAGCCGTGACCTTCTAAGTATTCAAGCAGTGCTTTACGCTTAGGTTCAAACCATGGCTTCCATGTCCATGCTTCAAAGATAATCGGTGGGTAGTTGTTTGCCTTGATGGTTTTGATACCACCCTTAATTACTTCTAGTTCATGACCTTCTACATCAATTTTAATTAGGCGTACGTTTTTGTGTGCGCCTGAGTCCAAGGTAAATACTACTAATGGTTCTTTGACACCCTCAGTTTTACATTCGTAATCATTATCACGAACTTCTTTGTCCATACTAAACGCACCAATGTTGCCTTCATTAGCGTAGTCAGGCATGGTAAGTACCATCCGTTCTTCTTTATCCGATAACCCAAAGTTATGGCAATGGATATTATCTAGTCCGTTAATAAACGTATTGGCACATAGTTGATAATGTATTATCCGTTGTGGTTCAAAGGCATGGTATGTATGCTTTGATACTTTTTTAGCAAGGGGTATACAAAACGTGCCTAGGTTTGCACCAATGTCTAGCACCACTCCTTCGGGTGCATCCATTAATAACTTAAGGCTTAGTTGATGTATGTCGTTCTCGTACAGTTCTTGTTTTAAATGGGTTGATATTAAGTCTTGCCCTTTGAACACAAGAAACTGTGTGCCATCTGTTTTAACTAATTCGCAATTTGGTAACATCTTTTAATCCTTTTTATTTGAAAAATTTAACGCCAAGGAAATACGATCTTCTTTGTTTTTATTTTGTTCTACCAAATGTTTTAAGTACGATGGAAAAATAAACAGCCTACCCTGTATAGGTGGAAACCAATAAGTACCCCAAAAATATTTATTGTTAGTATTTATAGGGTAGTGCATAGCTAATGTTGGATTACTGAACACAATATTGCCACTATCTTCTTGACTTTTTAAATAAAATACAGCGGACATTGAAGTTAATGGGTGGCAATGACTTTTATTAAAGTCCCCTGTTTTATTGATATTAATCCAAGAATTATCCAAAACTAAATTCATTTCTGTTTCTGCTGAAATAGATTGTAGTAGTTCTGCAATCTCAGCAAATAACTCTGGGAAATGTTTTTTTACATCTATGTTTGGGCTTTGATAACCCCCAACATTTGATAGAATTACACTTCTATTATTTTTTTGGATGTCATACGCTTCTTTAATAGCTTCATCAAAATTAATTTGAATACCAAACTGCCATATAGGACTACTAAAAAGAGATATAGTCGGCTCAATCATCTTAACCTCTTGGTAAAGTACCGCTAAAGTTATACGTACCGCTATGGGTTAGGTTCGCCCAAGGTGCGGCATAGACTTTAAAGCCAGCTTCCCGTGCAATCTTGCAGAAGTGGTAGTCCTCTGATAGCAATCGGTTTGTGTCTTCATCAATGCTGGTATCAAAGAACTCACTAATGATTTTCTTCTGTGGGTTCTTGTCCACGATAAGAATCATATCGTTGGTATAGGTTGGTACTAACGGTTTTAATGTCTCAAACACATTGCGCTTGATAAGCATGAAACCTGTACCACCGTTATCAATCTCCATGGGTTCGTTGATATTACCTGTACTTTCGTGTACACCACCTACTAGGTTCACCACAAACGATCCTGTGTAGTTACCCAAATCTTTATAATCAACACCCTTCTTGACCGCATCAGATACTAACTGCCAGTTGATTTCTTTCTTAGGGTATAAACCGCAGATGATGTCTTTGTCAGCATCAATCATGCGCACAATGTCTTTTGGATCAAAACTAATATCCGCATCAATAAACATCAGATGTGTTGCGTCTGACTGCATAAAGTCGTAAGCCATGCCATTACGAGCACGAGTAATTAGAGACTCATTCATCATGTACGAGTAGTACATTTGAATATTGCGAGGTGCAAATGTCTGCACACAATTAAGAATACCCATGGTGTAACCGCCTGTGCACAGCCCACCATACATCGGTGTAGCTACAAATAATTTAGCGGGCTTCGGTGCTTCTATCGCTGATACATTTTCTAACATTTATTACTCCTTTTTAATCTCTTCAAAGTTATAAAACCACTCGTCTTTGGCACTCCACTTGGCGTGGTTCTCTACACTATATACTTCGGTGGGTATCTTAAAATCAGGGGTCTTTAGAACTGCTGGTACGAGCGATACGTCATACCAAAGGCATCGGTTGTTGGGTTGGCAAGCAAACTGCCCGTTATCTAGCTTAATAAAGTTATAGGACTTATGCTCCTCAACGCCTTCTGAAAAGCTAGTATCTATACGATTGGTATCAGGGCTGGCAAAGTCAATAGTAAACAAGTAATTACCAAAGTGAAACTGTTTATCTTTGCCAAAGAACTTAACCTTCAAACCCCGTAAGTTTGACTTCTCAATCACCGCCATATCGTATGAAAGGCAGTCCCATATTTGTAAATGGTCTAAGGGTAACGGCTCGGCTACTTCCTTCCATACATACGCACTAATGGGTAGCTTGTCGTACAACGCCCCGTAGTTGGTCAGCATCGACTCGATACGAAACGCTTGACCCTTGATTGCCTTGGCAGTCATCCACACACAGGGTTCTAACTCACCATGACCCTTCTCGTGGTTATAAAGAAACTCCTTACGCACAAAACATTTAACGGGGGGTATGTTAGCGACTAAGAAGGTCATTTCTCTTGTGCCTTTCTTGCTTGTTTAATCTCTTCCAACATTTTTTCCATCAGGTCTGCGCAATAACCCATAAAAGGAAATTTGGTTGTTCCATTAGCAACACTACGTGCCAACCCAATAGTATTTTCAACTGTTCGTATGCTCACCTTTCTCATTTCTGAATCCTATTCCACAGTTCGGACAACGACATGCCTTTGATCTCTTTCCACCCAATGTGTATACAAGCATACATAATGAACAGGAAGAAGCTAAACACCACCATAAATATCAGCACCGCACAGGTAGCCACGAATAAAGCAAATAAATTAAGTATTGTGACAATCAAAATGGTGCCTCCCCTAAACTAGATAAATCAATCTTCTTCTTGCAACGTAATAGTTTGTACGTCCACCCAGCTCTCCCATTTACGATTTGATCCGCTTCTTCTCGCCTTGAGACCTTGCGCATCAGCTCTTGGTTTTCGTCGTAGATTAGGTACGTGTTCAAAATAGTGGTCCTCAAACTTTGGTATGTAGTATTCAGGCTTTGGTAACAGTCGCAAGGCTTCGTCGAGTACCTCAATTACATGCAATTTACGATTGTGCCGCATATCGTACAGTTAGTTATCTTGCCGTCTTTGACAATAGTTATGATCTCACATGGACCGACTTGCGCACAGATGTCTTTTGATACAACCATGCTAACAACTAATACTGCACCAAGTAACATACCGACTGCATATCTCATTTTCTTCTCCTTGATTTAACTGCAACAATCCCAACCTCGGGTTCTTTTTTATACTTTGTTTCAATCATTAAATCAGCGGCATCCCAGCATTGTTTTGCGCTTTCTTCAGTCAACCCAATGCCTTTCATAAATAACCCCATCATTGCAAACATCGCAAAGCAATCTCTTAAATCATCATCACCGATCATTATGCTTCCTTTAATTCTTCGTAGCCACAAACTTCATCCCAATATAAAAAAGTATTGCCTTTGTGTTGAAGCATGTTAAGCACTGGTTTGCAACCTGCTTCGCAACTAAAGTGAACCCGTAGACCATGGCGTCTTGGACTTGGATTCATAGTAAAGTCTTTGTCTACTTCAACTTTAGCGTTACCTGAAACCACATGTAAGCAAGTGCCTGTCATGTCTTCACCGCAGTCAAACACTTCAACTTTTCCTTGGTGCATATATCCACTTTTGCAGTTTGGGCAAGTAAGTTCGTCTCCGTAATCCCACTCACCTTTTTTAAGTTCAATAGTCATCTGTAATGTCCTTTTCCATTGTGTTCACAATCTTTTACTGGGCAGAACTTCTTGCATGTGAAGTTCGGCTTTGCGTTCCATACATTGTTATCGTGCGCCGCAGCTAACTTATCTGTTTCTTGAACCCAAGTAAGCCACTTCTCTGGTGAGTCATGCTTGATGTAATGGGCTCGCACGAAGTCCTCGCATACTACAAAAGCCAGTCCTGCTTTGACCCGCTCAACCAACGGGAAGTGTTTAAATACGCACAATGCCATTAGTTCAAGTTGTTTAGTGTCGGCATACTGACTGCTCTTGCCTGTCTTGTAGTCAACGATGTGCGCCAAGTTATCCTGAATAATGACTAAGTCGGCTACGCCTCTGAACCAAACGTTCTTATCAAAGAACCCGCATGGCTCTAAATTTTCAGTTAAACCCATTTTGTGTTCACAAAGCTTTCGGCCGGGTATGTCCTTAAGCACATCCAATACTGGTGTAAGGAATGAGAACTTCTCCGGTACCGGCTCACCATCTCTGATGTGTTTCTCAGCAGCTTCATGCACCATCTTGCCGTAAGTCAAATGCTCGGTCTCAGGCTCAACAATATCCTTAATCACCCGTAAGTGATAATACTTTTTGGGGCACTGTTGGAACAGTCCAAGAGACGAGTAAGACCAAGTAAAGTCAGGCACGTTTTTTACCTATGGAATCAATTAAATACTTAGCCAACTTGACACGAATCTCGTCAGCATCTTCCCAAAGATAACTTGTTCTTGTGTGGTGAACAGGCTTAACTTTTAACTTTTCAAGAATAAATTTACTTGTCAACATAAGTCCTATTTCTTTGTTGATTTCGCTGGTAGTTAAGCAAGGTAGCTTTTTCATTCTTCCTCCACAGGTATCCATGTTCTGACTGCACCGCTCATCAATTTGATCTCGGCTTGGGCATTCATGCAGTGGTCGTAAGCACTCTTAAAATCACGAGCAACCAACGCATCGTGAGCCATCTTTATTTGTTGCATAGCATGTAAGTAAAAACCACTGTAGTCCACTTTATCTTCCATTAAATGTTCCATTTCTCAATAGATTGCTTTTTACTGCAATCCCCGTAGCTCTTACCCATACCTAATTCACAAGCAAGAGGCAAAGTAGTAGCCCAAGAGGGTCGCCAACGCATACACTCATTGATATACAACAATGCTTCTTTCTCTTGTCCTTCAGGCACAACCGCCATTACAGCATCATGCACCGTTAATGCTACACGATAACGCTTTGCAATGCGTAACATTTGTTCGCCAATAATACAACGAGCCAACGCTTGGCACAAATTCTCAATAACTTTACCACCATAAATCTTTATCCGACCACGTCGGCTTGCATACGAGTATTGCTCGTCTTCATCTTTTTGTAGATCAGGGTAGTTTAGATACAACCCGCTCGGGAGTAAAAATCCATTTTCCGTAAGGGCAAGTGCCTGCGTTTGACACCCAACCTGCGCAGTCTTTTTAGTTCTGAGGGCATCAAGGGAACTGTTAGCTTCCTTCCAAAGTTTAGGTATGTAGGGGTATGTGTCACGGTAGACTTGTATAATCCGAGACGACTCCGCATCATCAATTTCCACTCCAAAAGTTTTAAGTTGTATCCCAAACTTGGTAGCACCCATGCCATACCCCGCACCGAGGATTGTTGTCTTACCCACGAACCGCTCGCTATCCGTGATTTCACTTTGCGTCTTTCCGTAGATAGAAGACGCCATGATTTTGTATACATCTTGTTTGTCCTCAAAGGCTTGCACTAAGTCGTTCTGTCCTGATAGCCATGCGACTGTCCTTGCTTCAATCTGCGACGAATCGGCATCAATCAATACATACCCATCGGGGGCTACGATTGCTTCTTTAAGCAATGATTTGCGGGGTAAGTTTTGTAGGTTTAACTTATCATCACCGCCCCAACGACCAGTATGGGCAGCATAATACCTAAGAGGAACAGGCATACGACCCCGCTTAGATATAGAAATGAAGCGTTCAGTTCTCGTTTCCTCGAGAGTAGACTTAGTTCCCAAACGGGCGGCAACGATGGCTTGGACTCGCTCATCGGGATGCTCTGCAAGTTCTTTGAATCCTTCATCATTTTTGGCAAAGGCATATGTTTGTTTACCATTGGCAGGGCTTTCCTTCATTGGTGGCTCAACCCCAAGACTAATAAGTAAATCGGCTAACTTGGGGTTACTCATTAGCGTATCTTTATCTGCTACACAAGCAGCAAGTAGTTTGTCTTTGCGGGCTTTGACTTGCATCAAATGTTGCTCAAGCAGGGGGGTGTCTAAGAACAACACAGGGTCGTAGAACATCTTGAGTGTCAGGTCAATTAACTTCAACTCATGAAGGCTAAACCGAGGCAGTAGGGTCTGAAATAGATCATAGGTAAGCGTGACATCGTTCTTGCAATACTCACCGTATTTATCTAACTTATCAGCACTGAAGTCGGTTCTGCGTAAGCCTTTGGCTTCGACTACCTCATTGCCTTTGACCCCTAAGTTATACCTTTGGGCTAACTTTGCAAGGCTATTGCCAGCATCTAAACCATCTGATGCTCGTGCCATAGATAGGGTATCGAACCAAGCTCTCGGCTTAATACCAAATGTCCAACTGAGAATCGCTGAATCGAACATGGCATTGTGGGCTAGGGCGAAACTGTTGTCCCAGTCAAACTGATTTAGCCACTCTTTGGTCTCTTGTTTTGTCCCGCTAAACCATTGGGGATCGCCCTCGTTTTGTTTGACGGATACCCCAACGACCTCAAAAAGATCGTCACGCACATACTCTTCTGTCGTCAACTTGGTCAACGAGAAGTCAACTGCGTAGTAGGTTTCGAAGTCGATGGTAAGTGTATTCATATTAACTACTTGTTCTGTATAGTTTTTTTGCTGTTTGATGCAACACTTCTTGGTGCAGTTTGATATGTTCAAGGGTGCTTACGGGTGTCCCAAGCACAGGTTGATTTGAAGTCGAGTAATAGCGTTCTGTATTGGTCTCTTCTTTGAATACAAGCGTCTCGAGTATCCCATCGTAGGCACGCTGACGCAAAAGGTCTTGCACCATGCTTTTGTATTTCTGACGAATCAAATACTGCTCAAGTTTAGTGAAGTGCTTAAATCTTGGTGTCAGTATATTTCGATGTGCGTTCATTTCGGGTGGTAGAAAATCATCCCACTTCCCCTCTTGTAAAAACTCTTCGGGGTTGGTTTCCATCCGCTCAAGCAAAATTTTTACTTGGTCATGGCAGAATTTTTTAAGCATGGTCTTGTCCTTCTTTGTTGGAACGGTCATCGGTCAGCATCTGTCGTCATCCTCATCACGCAAGTAGGCTTCGAGAACATGGATGTTTTCTTCGTTCACTACAAAGGCAATCCCTTTGTTTTCTTTGATGCGTTTGAGTTCTCGGTCTTGAAGGGCGGTGGTTTTGCCTTTGCCTGCTTTGCACTCTATGGCTACGAATATGCCGTTCATACAGCAGATAATGTCAGGCACACCTGATCTGCCGAACCCATGTGTGGCAGGGAAGAAGTAATATACTTCGTGTTTTTTCAATAGTTTAACTACTGAGGCTTTCACCTTTGCTTCGGGCGTCATTCATTTTCCTTGTTTATTTTTACTACTTATTGACACAGTATAGTATGTCGCCAAAGAAAAGCAAGGGGTATTTGTAAATTATTTTATTAGTGTTTACCCGCATGGGGGACAGATCGGATTCGATCCGTTTTGTCCCAATAAAAAAGCCCCTCCGAAGAGGGGCTAGGAACTGATATGAACAAAACTTTTGTAGGCTAAAGCAGATTACGCATCCTACTTGCGTTCACGAGATGCTCACCTTGCGGTGACGCCAATGAGTTCCACATCTGCTAGGCAAAACTCACGGCATTTCAAACGAACTAAACAAGGAGAATAGTTCGCTAAATAGTATATCAGGACTCCATCTTCAATTCACCACTTACGATGAAATACATGTCCGCCTTGACCATACAACCGAATGCAACATTTACTTCTTCCATCTGCATGACCTTGAACATGGGCAGTCGGATCATTATGTCGCTTGGTAGTTCTTCCGTAGTCTTATACTTCTTTATGCTGTTGTTGCTAAAGTTATATACCGCATAAGAACCATTTGAAAAAGTTTGCACACCATACCCTTGCTTCTTGGCAATCATGTCATGCAAGGCTTGCACCTCAATATACCCAGCAATTTCTTTATCAAGTTCTTTTCTACGACTATACTTCTTCTCGTTAGCAGGTAGCACCACGCTATCCATCCCATTGTTTCTTGCGTGATATGCAAGAAGGGCATAGTCTAATGCTAATTCCTCTTGCTCAATCCCCCACTTGATATGATTTTTAGCATGATGAATAAGACTATGGATTGAGTTAGCCACACTATCTTTAATAAGATCGGCTAACTCGGTGTAGTCCCTACCTACCATCAACTTCTTGACATTACGCAAGGCAACCTTCAAGTGCTTGGTCGTTGTCTCATCACCTCTACCTCGTGACTTGTTAATACGAAACGAACCCACACCAAACACATCTTCGTTAGCACCATTGCGATACTGCCTGACGATAGACAAGAACCCGATGGTCTCACCATCTTCTCTGACATTGACACGATATATCTGCTTGTAGTCTTCAGTATTACCTGAGTCGTCCCTTCGCCAACCCGTTTGCACACACTCATCATTTACAAAAAAGTCGCAGGTCGGCTTGATTAGTGCAACCTCAGTCACATACGCAGGAAGGTTTGGGTGCATCTCAGCATCCTTGAACTTTTGTTTAAGGTTTGTTTTATCTATAATTACCATGTTAGAAACTCATCTTGTTAAGGATTGCGTCTACTTGTGCCTTGGCATCTGTGCGTGCAGTAAACGATTCACGCAAAGTCTCGGCATCATACTTGTCTAGCACATGCTTGAGATCCCGTCTTGCCTGTTCCATCTGTGGATCTTTGGTCAGATTCAAGTGTTGCAACATGTCAACCAATTCCTTGGCGTTCTCCACAAGACTATCCCGAAACACACGGAACTCATGGCTCGGTGTGCCATCTGCACCATGCACCACATCAACAACCAAGCGATCACTCATGCGGGTCAGGCAGTCCTTCAACCTTTCCCAAGCATCACGCATTGCGTTATTAAGCCTGTCCTCGTAAGCCTTGTTGCAGTTCGCAATGATCTCGGCTTTGGCTTCTTCGTTGATGTCGATACGGAAGTCACCTGCGTTGGGAACAGGGGAGAAGGTATAGCCAAATGCAAAGCGTTGCTTAAGCGTATGGATCTGAGGATATTCTGTTCTCTCGAATAGATCACCCAATTGAAACGCAGCCGCAGTAATGAGATTCGGATACGCATCAATGAACTTATCGACCAATGCGTTGTAGCCTTCTTCCATCTTGCCCAACTGATCTTTGTATACCATGAAGTTAGACATAGGCAATAAGCGTGAGCCGTTGTCTGTCCAAGGTAGCGTCTGCGAAATGTGCCATGCTCGTGCATTGGCTGCATACTTAATGATCTTGTCAAGCACACCTGTGCCTGCCATCAAGTTCTTGTTCGCATTGACCACCGAGGTCTTGGTATTCTTAGCCACATCAATCTCGGCAGATACACTCTTGTCCAACTTGCGACCTGTCCAACTACGGATGCTGAGTTCTACCAACATGGCTGATGAGCCGATACTAATTGAGTTATTCATTTGCTTCTCCTTGGTTAGGGGACAAATCGGACTCGATCCGTTCTGTCCCATGTTGTTTAATTAAATGTTGTATTACTTGAGCAAGGGATAAGGAGAAACCTAGTTCCCCAGATAACTTATCCCGCAACTCTTTTAATGAAGCCATGGTCTCAGGGTTAACTGAGACATTTACTTTCTTTTGCTTATTCAACATGCACCACCTTTCCTATTACTTTGCCATCATTGAATTGACGATTACCTTTGACACACCACAACACAGGCATATTGATATTCCAATTGCTTGGCTCTTGGTCAGGGATGTAGCCATCGGTTAGCATAAGCAAGCACTCGCCTTTAATATCATGCTTCTTCATATACTTAGGCACACAGGCAGGCTCAGTCCCACCACCACCCGCAGGCTTGGTAGACTCAACCAAGTTAGCCAACTCGCTACCTTGATATGTTTCTCGTGATGCCACATGGGTATCCCAATACAACACATCAATCTTTTCAGGGCTGACCTCATCACAGATAGACTTCACCTCGGATAAGAATTGCGTCAACTCCTCAGTCCCGATAGACCCTGATGTGTCAATGCCAATGACGATACCGCCTACCTTCTCATCGTAACTACTTGGCATAATGATGTCTGAGGCTATATATCTCTTGTGTAGCCTACGCCATGTTGTTTGGTCTTTGCCTTGGGTGACTGACTTCACGAACTCACGCAGAGCATCCTTCCAATTTATCTTGGGCACAAGCATCTCGCTGATGTTGCGATCCACATTGCCACCCATCTTACCCACGAGAATAGATCCCTGACGCAAGGCTGACTCGACCTCTTTGGCTTGGGCTTCCTTCTCTTGATCGGACATTGCTTGAGCACCTTCCCAATCATGCTCGTCTAGTCCATCAGGTAAGCCTTCGCCCTCGCCCTCGCCTTCGCCCTCGCCTTCGCCCTCGCCTTGCTCGTTGCCTTGACCAATGACATAGATCTTGGGCTTACCCGCATCTTTGCCATGTTTCTTGACAAGTTCAAGAAAGACTTGGTGTGCATCCATGCCACGATATGCTTCATCAAGACAGCCAAGGTTCTTACCATCAGGTGTGGTCGGGAACTCGGTGACTTCCTGTTGCGTATCATAGTCGTGGATCTGCAAGTTAATCACATAGTCGCATGCCATGTTTGCAAGAACACCATTCTGTTTGTATAGTTTCTCCCACACAATCAGATGCCGATAAGCCTTGTGCATATTCTCGTGCAAGATAAGAAAGGCTAGTTGCTTATCGTTCAGACTATCAACAAAGCCACGACCATACACAACATCAAGCCCGTTGGTTTGTGCGGTGAACGGCAGGTCTTTGTCTACCACGCTGACCTTACCAATCATGAACAAGCCTGAGAACAAACAAAAGTTCTTGTGCTTCATCATCTGCACATGGCATCTCTCGATGCGTTGTTCGGCAGTTAGTTTACCCATTGTGCTACTCCTTCCTCGTTAGATTCATCTTCTTCATCGTCTTCGTATGACTTAGCAACCAAAGTCCCAAACATCAAGATCGCATGGTGCGGTGGTGTGCCTGTATCTTTTAAGATATTTACCAACATACTCATAAGCACAGATATGACGATGCCCACTTCAAGTTCTTCCTTCTCAAAGTAAGAGCCAAGCACTTCTTTGATCTTGTCGGCTTGCTCAAACTTTTCTTTTAGTTCTTTGTTATCCATATACATCTCCTTAGAATAGATACTGATTAGTTCTCATCCAATCAACAAACGATTGGCTCGTAAAAAACAACTTCTTCTTCTCGTCATCTTTCATACCTGACAAACAGAACACGCTTTGAAGTTCTTTAGGTGTGCGTTTCAAATACTCAAAGAACTTACCGATGGTTTGACGATCTACCTTCTGCACCGCAGAGAAAGCCAACAAGCACAGAGCCGCAGGGCTACTCGGAACTATTGCGTTGTTTGGATCTTTGACGATTGATTCCCAAGTCGGAAGACTGTCGGCTACGGCAACATAAGCCATCAGATCTCGTGCTGCTGGTGCACCAATTGTGCCTTCCAATGCACAGATGACTGCGTTCTCCGTGTTTTGGTCACGCTTCTTGAGAATGTTTGACGCTCTTGCAAGTGAGCGGGGAGAGACAAATGAC